GGTAGCTTTTTTCCTGTATTTATTTCAACTATCTTCTGATAAACGGCTCCCTGTATGTCATAATTCCAATATCTTACAAAATCTAAGTATCCTATATCCTTCACCCATTTTAGATCTGTAATTGATGACATAACTTTTAAATCAACTATTGCTACTCCAGGAATGTACGAGTCCATCTTTATTTTCCATTGACACCCAAATAAATCTCCAGTCATTATAGTTTGTTTTTCTCCAGATAAGTATTTCATAAAATACTTATCACGCTCTATTCTTGCTATTATTTCTTCAGCTTTTTTGTAAGGTGCCTTCAACTCACCTTTTGCAGTAAATATATCCGGATTTCTTGATTTAAAATCATCCAATGTGCCTTCAATATATGAATCAACATAGCTACCTACAAGAAGAGCTGTAGACGGTTCAGGATTCCACCTTCCAGCAAGCTTTTCCATTGCAGCAAACTCGCATCCAATTCTTCCATATGTACCATTAAAATCTTTGAATTGGCTAACAGACATATACTGCCTGTTAGCTTCATCACTGTAGTAATTATCAGCTGTCAATACCATTTGAAATACTCCTACTCCGTAATATCAAACTCTTCAATCTCTTCACCTGTTTGCTCTCCATCAATCTGTGAATCGCTAGTATCTTCTACTGTCTGAAATGGATCTTCAGCCTCTATAACATCAGGCTTATTATCTCCATAGTCCTCATTTCCACTTTCATCAAATGTCTTCTGGTCATCTGTAATAGCTCTCTGCATATCAACTGATAATATGCCCCATTTACTAAGCAACAACTTGATAACGGTTTTCAACGCCATAGCATCAAAGTCAGTGGTCCATTTGCTTCCTTTTTTGTTATTATTTAAATCATTTCTGTATGCAGTAGAGTACTTTCTTGCATGATTCTCAACTTCTGCCCTAGTCATAAATAGCTCTTTTCTGAACCCTGTAAGAAGCTTAAACCAAGCATAATATCCTGCTATATCTTCAGACTTGCCATTCATTCTTTGTGTGCACTGTGAGAAGTCAGTAACAAAGTCAACCTCTCCTGTAATCGGATTGTATGATACAAGTTCATCCTTATATACAACTGAGCAATTCATCTTTTCATAATATCCAGAGCGAATTGCAAGCTGTATAAATCCCTTATACATCATCTGAAATTGAGCCTCCATACGCTTTTCAGACTGTCTAGTTTGAGGATTATACTTGCTATTGTTATATGGTACTATCGCTGCAAAACCCAAATTACTATCAATAGGTAAGTCATATGTCGCTGCAACAAATGATGCTGACATTATGGTATTGGGATTACACTTTTTTAGTTGGTCTGAACCGGCAACAACGTTGGTGATTGATGCCATAAATTGAGGTGCTTTCTTACCTAATACTTCTGCAAATTTCTTCTTAACAGTATCCTGGGATATAAGATTCTTAATCTGTGATACTACACTTAAACTCTCGTTTTTATGCTCTACCGGTAATTTTTCTGAAACTGACATTTAATATTCCTCCATAACTGCTTTTTTAAGTGGCTCGCCACATAACTCTAAAATTTCTTTTCTACTCATTTCATCAAGGCAATCTTCACATATGCATCCGTCTTGTGAATCCCAATACATATCATCTTCAAATATTGGACTACCACATACTGTACAAGTATATATAGCCCTTTCTTCGGTAGCATTTGGGCATCTTGGATCACATGGAATTGAGCCACATTCTAAGCACATACACTTTCCTCCATCTTCCTTAAAATAGTACTGGCATTGATTCCATGCCTTATTATGTAATGCCTTAACTCATCCGGATATAAAAGTTCTATATACTGGTCAGGCTGTTCAACATTTGCTACTTCCATTTTTCTTAAGCAATACATATAAATCTCTCCGACCTCCTCATCTGTGATGTAGATGCCTTGTTCTCTAAGATTATCAACATGCTTATACAACTTTTTTGGTATCCCCTCCAGGTTCATAGCAAAATCACTCCTAAAACAATTCCAGTCGTTACTAATGCTATATATCCGAGTATTTTCTTGAATATAGTAATGAGTGCCTCTACTTCAGCTCTTGAATCTATAAGTTCTTCAAGCTCTTCTCTATCTACAATTGTGTATTTAGTATTATGTCTTCTTCCTCCAAATACCTGTGCTACTTTAATCTTTGTTTCCATTTATTGCCCTCCATAATTACATAAAAATAATTTGTCATTCTACGATGCTTTTAACTCATCTTTATTTGTCGCTAATTCATTTTTTAACGGCTGTGTAAATATACCGATATCAAGACCTTTAGATTTACTTATTGCATCTTCCAATTCTTCTTGATTGTTTATCCCATAGTCGTCCTTTAAGACTTCCTTCAATCTTTCTACAATGTCCATTATCTCTTACCTTTTAATATTTTCTCTCCAATCAATTTCAATTCACTTATTACAACTGACATTTCATCAAAGCTATCAATAATATTTCTTAAAGTTGGCTTCTCATCTTCAGAAATAACTCCATCCTCAGCTATACATACAAGGCTTTTTTCTATCTTCTTAATCTCATTAAAATCAAGCAATCGTATAAGCTTCAGTGATACTCCCTCTATTCCGCTTATAGATGTTGCAAGTGGAATGTGCCTACCAATAGGGCATTCATGCTTACAATACCCTGTTCTAAGCTCCGGACAATTGTATAAATCTGCCATCAATGCAACTTTATCTACAGGAACTATTTTGGTTATTCCAAGCTCATAATCTGATAAAGTAGATTGAGATACTCCAAGTAATTCAGCTGCCCTTTCTCTATTAGATAGGACTTCATTATGTGTCATTGCCTTTTTTCTAGCCTGATAATATATGTTTTTATTCTCTCTCATACATTCACTCCCTATGCTTTTACACCACCTGCTGTCTTATAATTCAAGTTAGATAGAGTTTATATTTCATCAGAAATATTAAGCACATCGCTAATAGCCTTAATTGCCGACTCCGAATATACCCTTCCATTTACTAATGCTGACGTATACTCTCTTGTAAGACTGACCTTCCTTGCCAACTCAGTTATAGGCATATCAAGTTCAATCAGCCTGATTTTTGCCTGCTTGCACCAATTAGATAACACTCTTGGCATTCCTTTTATTCCCCTTTCCGGCACACAATTTACATGCTTATATAAAAATGATAAAATCGAAATGTACATTTTTATTCAGTAATATTATGTGCATCATTAAATAATGTTTGTTGTATTTGTGTTTTGTAACTTACACCGACATTATATATGGAATATTCCAATTTGTCAATGGTTTTTTCCAATTTTAAAAGTATTTTGGAGGTATAAATATGACTATTTTAGACAGACTTTTTGAACTTATGAATGAACGTAACTTAAAGCCTTCACAGGTAACAAAGGATATCGGTATTGCAAATTCTTCATTTTCTGACTGGAAAAAGGGTAAAGGAAGCCCTTCACTTGATGCAGTGACTAAATTAGCTGCATATTTTAATGTGTCCGTTGATTATATCGTCAATGGAATAGAAACAACATCATTGGAACTTTCCAGCCAGAATGAAATTGTATTGATCCAAAACTTCAGGAAATTAACTCCTACACTTCAATCAAAGCTTCTTATATATCTAAATGGAATGGTAGATGCTTTGTCTCCTACTGTATCAACTGACATAGAAAAAAGGTTATCAGTATAGAAAAATATAAAGAAGAAAATAAAACGCCCATATAGGCTGTAATAACCATGTACAACACTTTATAAATATACCGGATGGGAGTTAAAATAAAATGCAGAATAGTTCTGATAAAAATATAAATAGAGTTGCAATATACATACGAGTCTCTACAAACCATCAAATTGATAGAGACTCACTTCCAATGCAAAGACAGGATCTCATTTCTTATGCAAAGCTGTTATTAAATACTGAACAATATGTTATTTTTGAGGATGCAGGATATTCAGGCAAAAATACAGATAGACCTAAGTTTCAAGAAATGATGAAACAACTAAGGAATGGGCTCTTTACTCATCTCTTAGTATGGAAAATAGACCGTATTTCTAGAAATCTTTTAGACTTTGCTACAATGTACCAGGAATTAAAAGAGCTTGGAGTCACTTTTATATCTAAGAACGAGCAATTTGATACATCTACAGCAATTGGTGAGGCTATGCTAAAGATTATACTTATTTTCGCAGAACTTGAGAGAAATATGACATCTGAGAGGGTAACTGCAACTATGATATCAAGGGCATCTAACGGCCTATGGAATGGTGGTAGAGTTCCTTATGGGTACAATTATGATCCTGATAAAAAGGAATTTAAAATAAATCCTGCTGAGGCTGAGGTTGTTAAGCTAATCCATGATAAATATGAGGAACTACACTCACTAATACGTGAGTCTCGTATGTTAAATGAACGTGGAATTATTACTCGTTCCGGAAACCTCTGGAATCCTACAACACTTCAAATAATTCTACATAATACATTTTATTGTGGGGACTATCAATATAATGTCTGCAAGGAAGGAAATAGACAGAAACAGAAAAACAAATCAGAATGGGTAAAAATACACAATCATCATGAGGCTATAATATCTCATGAACAAAAAGAGCGTATTATAGCTCTACTGGACTGTAATAGAAGGCTCAATAAAAAAGTTGTCAAATCTGAAAAATATGTACATATCTTTTCCGGACTACTATATTGTGGCAACTGTAATAAACCTATGGGAGCATCACCATCATCAAAAATTAATGGATATCAATATTCAAGATATACTTGTCCGACTAAAAGGCAACTACAATGTGATAGCAAATCCGTGTCAGACCAGACCGTAGGAGAGTTTGTATTTAACTATATCCTCAACTTAATAAACTCACAGCGTGATTTTAAATCTATATCTTCTAAAAATGAACTGCAAAAACATCTACTAAAAGGAAGCTCATTTAATGACATAAAGTCTATTGATTTAGATGGACTGAATGACTTATATAATGTCCTTTTATCCGGCAATATAAATCAAGACATATATAGTAACGATGTATCATTCAAAAAAGAGGATAGTTCAAACTTATCACGTACTAAATTGCTATCGGAAAAACAAAAACTCGAGAGAGCATTAGATAGACTAACAAACTTATACTTATACTCTGAGCAAACATTATCGGAACAAAACTTTTTATCTCATAAAATGCAAATAGATGATAAGCTTAACGAAATTAACGACCAACTTAGCTTTATGGAGTCTGATGATTGGCAACAATCTATATCAGATGCAGAATTTATTGTAAAAACAAGCTCCTTCATTATATCTAAAAAATTAGATGGGAGGAACTACATAAACTATAAGAGACTGGCAACATCCATAGATAAAGAAGTACTTAAATCATTTGTTAATAGTGTCATAGACTCAATCATAATATCAAATGGGTCTATTGAAACAATTACATTTAAAAATGGATTATCTCATACATTTATTCGATAATAGTAAAATAAGCTGTAGCCCCTAAAAGCTACAGCTTATTTATATAGTGTATATTACAAAGTGCTAAATTTAATTCACATTATAAACATCGCATCTCCGAAGCTGAAGAATCTGTATCTCTCCTTCACCGCCTCTTCGTATGCATTCAAAATATTTTCTCTGCCTGCCAATGCGCTCACAAGCATCACCAAAGTGGACTCAGGCAAATGGAAGTTTGTAATAAGCGCATCCAACACCTTAAACTTATATCCCGGATATATAAAGATTTCAGTCCAACCGGATTTCTCCTCAAGATGTCCGTTCTCATCCGCCGCACTCTCTACGGTTCTGGTGCTTGTAGTTCCCACACATATGACCCTTTTCCCGTTTGCCTTTGTGCTGTTGATTATATCCGCAGCCTCTTTTGAAATCTGAAAGAACTCCGAATGCATATGATGATCATTTACATCGCTCACCTTCACAGGTCTGAATGTTCCAAGTCCGACATGAAGTGTCACCTTGGCAAGTCTGATTCCCTTTCCCTCTATTTTCTTAAGCAATTCCTTCGTAAAATGCAGTCCTGCCGTAGGAGCCGCCGCCGAACCCTCATTCTTTGCGTATACGGTCTGATACCTGTTCTTATCCTTAAGAGCATGTGTGATATAAGGCGGCAGCGGCATGGTTCCAAGCTTGTCAAGTATCTCCTCAAAGATACCGTCAAACTCAAACTCTATGATTCTGTTTCCCTCTTCCACGATATCGCTTATAGTTCCTATAAGCAAACCTTCACCGAATTCAATCACCGCACCGACCTTGCACTTTTTCCCCGGCTTTACAAGGCATTCCCAAGCGGTCTTTGACTTTCTCTTAAGCAGCAATATCTCTATCGCCGCACCTGTATCCTTTTTCACTCCCATAAGCCTTGCAGGTATTACCTTGGTCTCATTAAGGACCAGACAATCTCCCTCGTCCAAGTAATCTATAATATCATAGAAGTGCTTATGTGTAATCTCACCTGTATTCTTATCAAGTACCAAAAGCCTTGAAGACGCTCTGTCCTCAAGCGGATCCTGTGCTATAAGTTCCTCAGGCAAATCATACCAAAAATCCTTTACATCCATCTTAGTTACCGCTCTTTGTCTCTGCTATGGATATATTAGCCTCGTTCTTGGTGGTCTCAGTGATACTCTCTACCGTGCTTTCTTCCTCACTTGACTCGACACTTGAAGTTTCGGCTGCAGTTGTCTCGGCAGCTGCCGCAGTCTCATTCGTTGAAGCGTTCTTAACCCAGATAGAGTAAAGTGTACCAAGCTGGATATCGCTTGTTACGGCTGCTGCAAGGTCCTTTCTCATCTGTGCATCAAGTGCAATGATATCCTCGGACTTTGAAACCTCATCTACATACTTCTTTTCGTCCTCCGTCATCTTGTCGTTTTCCACCATATAGAAAGCGTCCTTAGGATTTTCCATCACATACGCCCAAGTAAGCATAGGCGCCTTTGTATCAATATCATGGAACT